AGAAAGCAAATCTTTGGGATGAAGTAAAAGATAGATTGCACGACAATGCATTTGGCCTTAGTGGTGGACAGCAACAGCGACTATGTATTGCTCGTAGCCTTGCCGTTGATCCACAGATACTATTACTGGATGAGCCTTGTTCAGCACTAGATCCTATCTCTACACACGCAATTGAAGAACTTATACTAGAGTTAAAGAAGAACTATACTATTGTTATTGTTACTCACAACATGCAACAAGCAAAACGTATTTCAGATACAACAGCGTATTTCCATTTGGGAGAGATCATAGAAAAAGGTACCACAAAGAAAATCTTTAGCAATCCTAATCATAGAAAAACTAAAGCCTACGTAAGCGGAGACTTTGGATAAACCTAAATACAACAGCATCTTTATTAGGTTGACAACACTATATTAGTAATGTATAATATACACATATACAGAGGAGATTATGAATAAAGTGAGAAAAACAATACTAACAGATGCAGATGGTGTACTTCTTGATTGGGAATGGGCATTTACTATTTGGATGGAACAGCATGGTCATGAAAAGGTAAAAGGATACCAGTTCATGTATGATATTGGAGAACGTTACGGAATAACTAAAGATCAAAGTAGAAAATTAGTTAAACTGTTTAACGAAAGTGCAAGTATTGGCTTCCTACCTCCTTTGAGAGATGCTATGTATTATGTAAAACGTTTACATGAAGAACATGGTTACGACTTTATCTGTGTAACAAGTCTAAGCAAAAACAAAGATGCTTGTGAGTTGCGTAAAATGAATTTACGTAAACTGTTTGGTAAGAGTGCATTTAAAGGATTTAAATTTTTAGATACTGGTGCTGATAAAGACGATGCACTTGCTAAGTGGAAAGACAGTGGACTATGGTGGTTAGAAGACAAACCAGAAAACTGTGAAGCAGGACTTAAAGCAGGACTTAAACCTATCCTAGTTGAACATGGACACAACATGGGTAATAAGAATTCAGAAATTACAGTATGTAAGAACTGGAAAGAAATTTACAACACAATTTTAGAAAGGGATAACGTTTGAAAATGAAAATTATTGCAGGGAATGCCAATAGACCATTAGCACAGGAAATAGCAGAACATTGTTTTGCTGGATTAGTACCAGCAAATATTACAACATTTGCAGACGGTGAAACTAGTGTTGAGTTTAACGAAAATGTAAGAGGTGAAGATGTTTTTGTTGTTCAACCCACTTGCTCACCAGTAAATGATAGTTTAATGGAATTGCTAGTAATGATTGATGCGGCACGTAGATCAAGTGCTAGTCGTATTACAGCAGTTATTCCGTATTTTGGATATGCACGGCAAGATCGTAAGAGTGCAAGTCGTACTCCTATTACAGCCAAACTAGTTGCTAACTTATTAGTTACAGCAGGTGCAGACAGAATACTTACTATGGATTTACATGCAGGACAGATACAGGGCTTCTTTGATATTCCTGTTGACGATCTAACAAGTAGACTTGTATTTGCAAAAGATATTAAACGTAGTATTGGGTTAGTTGATGATCCTGATGTAATACAAACAGGAACAGTTTTTGTTTCACCAGATGCAGGCGGAGCCGTTAGGGCTCGTAAGTTTGCAGACATGTTCCACGGTGATATTGCTATTGTTGACAAACGTAGACCTGAAGCAGGCAAGTCAGAAGTAATGGCACTAATTGGTGACGTAGAAGGTAAACATGCTATACTAGTTGACGACATTATTGATAGTGGCGGCACACTTGTTAAAGCCGCTGACGCAATTATGAAAGCCGGCGCACTGTCAGTTCGAGCATATATTACACACGGAGTTTTGTCAGGCGAGGCTTGTCAAAAGGTAGAAAAGAGTGTACTAGAAGAATTGGTAGTAACAGACTCAATTAAGAATCGTTGCCCAAAGAACTGTAAGAAAACTAGACAAGTAAGTGTTGCCTCACTGTTAGGCGAAGCAATACGTAGAGTATCAAACGAAGAAAGCGTTAGTAGTTTATTTGGCTAACGCAGATTCGATATGTTTTATATATTCGTCTATGCTGTGATCTGAGAAGCTGTCAATCTTACCTTGTTTTAAGCCCATCCAGATGCCTCTGAATTTATCTTTAATTCTTTGCCATCCAGTTGGTGATCTCAAATTACCATAGGCGTTTATATAATTTTCAGTACCGTGATGTCTATAACCTACAAACGCAGGCGGAACATTAGTAACAACATCGTTATTATTTTTCCATCTGTGATGATTAATACCTAGGCTAGAACAATATCCTGGCCATCCAACTCTAGGAGAACCATACGTGAATAACTCAATTGGGTCATTAAGTTTTTGGTTATATAACGCTCTTGAAGCCATAATAGTAGCCATTGCCGCACCTAAACTATGTCCGCAAAACCAAAGATCTTTCTTTAAGTTTACTTTACGATCAATGTCTTCTTCTACCATTGGCCAAAGATCGTCTACTTCTTTCTTAAAACCTCTGTGTACTCGTGAAACTGTTTCTGCTAATACAGGTAGTGCCTGTAAATCTGCTTTAATGTCACCAAACTCTGTTGGTTGTGTACCACGACATGCAATTACAAGATCCGCTTTATTCATAAAGCGATATGCTTGTGCCCCGTCTCTGTCGTAAAATTCAATTGTGGTGAATCCTAAATCTTTTGCTTGCTTTTTTGCGTCAGTGATGTTATTATATGCTATTTGCGATAACTTGGCGAATAACAATGATTTTTCTAGATGATTTAAATCTTTTATACATTTCATTTAATGCCCCTGTAATAATACTGTTCATGTATAACAATATTTATTAATTATTTCACTAAATACTGTATCGGAGTAATGTTAATATGAGAAAGAAAACTAGAAGTATATTAGAAGAGCTTAATAACTTAGGCCGATCGCATGACAACGATCATCTAATAGGTGCAACAGCCAATAACATAATTGAAAGTTCTATTAACCTTTTAAATAGAATTAGTGATACTTATGATGAAACAACAGCTGGCGAACTTGAACGAAGATTTATCAATTCAATTAAAAGCGGTGATCCTAGAAAATTTAAACGTGGCATACAAAAAGTAATAGAGGGTAAAAATAATGATTCTTAAAGAAGGCGGCAATGTGTTTAAAGGCGAAGATGGTGTACCTGTAACACAAAGAATTAATCGTGCAGATGTTGATCCAACTCTTGCATGGTTAGAAAAGATTACAGGAATTCCACACAAAGACTTTAAACTAGGTTCAACTGGTATTAGAAGTACAAGTGGAGACATGGATATTGCTGTTAACCAAGAAGAAGTTAGTAAAGATGATTTAGTTGCAAAGTTAACTGCTTGGGTACAAAAAAACAAGCCACAAGATGACGTTAAGAACTGGATAAGAAAGTCAGGCATTAACGTACATTTTAAAACTCCGATAAATGGCGACGAAAAGAACGGATATGTACAAACAGACCTAATGTTTGGTAACCCAGAGTTTATGCAATTTTCACTTAGAGGTGCAGGAGATGATACTCCGTACAAAGGTATGCATCGTATGTTATTAATGGCAAGTATTGCAAAAGCTCAAGGAATGAAATGGTCTGCTAACAAAGGGTTACTTGATAGAGCAACCAATGAACTTATTACAGCCAACCCAGATGAAATAGCAGAAAAAATGTTAGGTGCTGGTGCAAAAAGAGCTGACTTGGACAGTGTAGAAACTATACATGCTAAAATTAAAAACCGTCCTGACTATGAAGATTTAATAGTAGATGCTAAAGAAGCATTTGCAAGAGACAACTTAGAAATGCCAGAAAGTTTAGCAGACAGGCAACTAAGTAGAATAAAAACTTTATCGAGTGTATTAGTAAGATGAGATTTGTAGAATTTAAAAATGTAAATGTAGAAGCAACTACTTTAGTTGAAGCGGCACGTATACAACATGCTGAGGATTTTGTCTTTTGGGACGGAAGTAAAGGTGCTAGTAGAGTATTACAAAGTTTAATTAATCTTGAAAAAGGTGGACACAAAGACGTTACAGTTAAATGGGACGGATCTCCCGCAGTTATTTTTGGCCGTGATGAAAATGGAGAATTTATATTCACAGACAAATCAGGGTTTGTTAAAAAGGGCGGAGTTGCACAATCTAAAAGTCCAAAAGAACTTGAAAAAGAACTTCTAAGTAGAAGCGGAGGAAAGTTTGCAGATGATCCAGATAGGCAGGCGTTTGCTAGTAAGATGGGACGAGCATTTACAGTCTTTGAAGCCGCAACACCTAAAGACCACAGAGGATTTTTTAAAGGCGATTTATTGTATTATACAACACCGCCTGTTGAAGATGGTTATTTTAAATTTAAACCACAACTAGTAGAGTATTCAGTTAAACAAGATTCAGAGCTAGGAAAAAAGATTGCACAAAGTGAAGCAGGCATTGTTATACACAGAGAAGTAGATGCTGAAGGTGGAGAAGGACCCTTAAAGTTTAATGCATTTGAAGGCAATGACTTATTAGTATTTCCATCAGTAACAGCCGCGGCAGGCCCTAAACTAGATACCGACGGTATAGCACAACTAAAAGCAATTATATCAAAAGATGCAGCCGCAATGGATAGTTTATTAGATCCAAACAAACTTACTGAATTAAAGTTAAAGAAGTTACCTGATGTATTTTATACATATATGAATAGTAAAGTAGATACTGGGCTTGATAACCTTGGTGCTGACTTTTTAGATTGGGTTGAAAACAGAAACCAGTTAAGCGGAGCGGCAAAGAAAAAGATTGCAACTTATGTAGCAGATAACAAAAACGGATTTAATGCACTGTGGGAAGTAGTAGGAACAATGATGAGAGTTAAAGACGACATCATTAACCAACTTGATAAGCAAGACATTCCTGTAAAACAAAGCATTAACGGACAACCTGGCGGTGAGGGATATGTACTAGCCCACCCGGAAGGCGATATTAAATTAGTACCAAGAGCAACATTCACAGCAGCCAATAGAGCTGTACAACGCTAAGGAGCATAAAATGAGAATTAAAGAATTTGTAGAAGATGAATTTGATATGGATTATCGTCCAGGTCTAGACAAGCACGGTATGGAACTTGACAAAGATGATGATGGCGACATGACAAATTTCAAACAAGAAGCAATGCAAGTACAACTTATGAAAGTAGCAGATTCCGCAGAGGATGATGATATTAAAAATCCTGTACGTTCAGTTACAACTGACGACGGTAAAAAACATAGAGTTGAACATGCTGAAGCAGAAGCACTACTTAGAGTTTTAAGTGCAAACATCAAGCCACAAGTAAAAGTAAAAATAATGAAGGACATTCAAACTTCAAAAGGCTTACAAACTATGTTGGCATTTGTACATAAAAATAAGTTTGTGAAGTAATCAACATGGACTTTATTAAAGATCTTCACGAAGCGAGAATGACTCGCAACGCAAACAATCAAAGAGTATTAACATATACAGATTGTTGTGAGCGTCTTTATCTTTCTATGCTAGTTTTAGAACTGTTATACAAGTTCAAATCATATAGACCACAAGCCCAAGCGTATGCTAAGAAGACTGTATCACATGATTCTTATAAGCATTTTCGAATGAATAGTACAGACCTATACAACTTTATACATTTTGTAACAGGTGATGACGATGCCCTTAGCAAACTTAAAGATCCTGGATCAGCATTAGCATTACGCAAATCAACTACACTGCCTACAATGGCAGTTAACCGTTATATATCAACAGTATCAAGCGGAACTAATCGTAATGCTTCACAAACATTTATACAAATAGAGTCAGCATTACGAATTACTAATACAGATTACAAAGCAATAAGACGCGGACTGTTTAGTTTATCTTCAATGCAACAAATTGATATTAAAAAACTAGTAACAAGATTGCTTATTGCTTCAAGAGCAAAATTACGTAGTTCAGATATTATATCATATTTAGAATCACTAGCTGCTGACAAAGACTTAGAAGTAGGCGGAGTTCCTGATAACGAACCAACAGTAAGTGTTCCAGACATAGTGCCAACAGGCAGAGACTTACAGATGTATAGATACTTTGTAGGCACTCAAAATTTACAACTGACTAAGAAATTTTTAGAACTTGCTAAACAGGGTAAGCCTATTCCAGCACCAATGGTTCAAGCATACTTACCAGCCATTAAAATGCTAGATGATATAGTAAAAGCAGGCCCAAGTTTTGTATCTGCGGTAAGAAATACCCACAATCGAGCCAAAAAGTACCTAAAATAAGGTATTTTCTTTCAAAAGACTAAATACATATAACAACTTCACGGAGCGTGAATTTGTCCATTAAAATTATAGGAGATATAAAATGGCAACAGTAAGTAATCCAAACGCAGCTGTAACAGCTGGAAACGGTGTAGGACCGGTAACAAGAGTAGTAACTCTTTCTAAATCAAGCATCACAAATGATGAAGCTCGTGCAGCTATCACAACAGCTGAAAACGAAGGCAACACAGTTGCTGGCGTAATCATGGAAACAAACGTTGTAACAGTATTGTTACAAGGTGCTGGCATCACTGATGGCTCTAACTACGGTGTTGGTTCAACAGGCGTAACAGCAGCAACTACATTGACGTTTACACAGTAATCCTAGCTACCATTAGGAACGTGACTTATGGCCTACGGGCAGGCGTCACACTAAAAAGCTCACTTTTACAGTGGGCTTTTTTTTGACTGTTTAAATACAGTATGATGCAAGAGTTCGCAATTAAGACGCTAATTGACATTACTGAAACAGGACTTCACAGAGGTACTGATAAACGTAAACTAAATCAGCAACAAAATTATAATACTTTTATCAATACAATTGGTTTAAGAGTTAATTGCTTACCTATAGAAGTTACAAGTAAAATGGTAGATAAAGTTGAGGACTTAGGCTTTGGTTCTGCATATAAAGGAAGACATACTGTATGGACATTTAGGTTTAATACAGAGTACTATGGTGGTTTAACACTTGATATGTTAGAGAATGATTTCCACCTTATTCCGGTAATAACTGACCTAATGGAAACAATTAAGATAAATACAAGTGTGTTAGATACTACAGGCAAGAAGACTAAAAATATCACGTTTAAGTATGTAGATAATGAATCGGCCGAGTAGTAATAAATACAATTGAAGGCAAAAAATACACAACCATTTTAGGCATCTAAAAAACACATTAAGGCCAACCAAGAGTTTACTTAATCAACCTGCGGAGCGTAGGTGTTACAGAGAGATAAGAATAAAATGGCGAAGACCACCGATTTAGAAAGAGAAAACCTAGAAGCACATGTTGACTTGTGTCAGCAGAGGTATGAGGTTTTAGAAAGACGTCTTTCTAAAATAGAAGAAAAAGTCGAACACATTCATAAAGATATTACTGAAGGTCAGAAGTCAATGACTAAGGTGCTTATCGGAACAGCCGGCACAATCGTAGCTGGTTTACTTTCAACAATAGTCGTTATATTATTAAACGTATCCTAACTCGATAAATAACATTGTTATGTTATTAAGAGAAATTACAACCACACCCGAAATAGAAACAGATTTAGATGAAAAACAGATCTGGGCTCGCTCAGGAAACAAAGTAGTACGCAAGTATCGATGTTCCGGAGGTAAAAGGCATGGAAGAATAGTCTCAAAAATAGCACAATGTTTTGCAGCGCCTAACATGAAGAAGCGTATGCAAATGAAAAAGACTAGAGCTAAACTAGGTGCAAGAATGATGCGTAAAGCAAAACGTACTAAACGCACAAACAGAGCTTCAAAGGCAGTTCAAAGATTAAATAGAATGACAAGAAGATGAGATACGTAGAGCTACAAGATATTGAAGAATCATACGTTCAAATTATGGGACGTAAGGACGGTAAAAATGTCCGTAAATATCGTTGTACTTCTGGTACAAGAAAAGGTAGGATTGTTGCTAGTCCGACAACTTGTACTGCTCCGCGTAATGTTAAAAAATCTTCAACAATGAAAACGACTAAGAGAAAACGTGGGTCTGTTATGTCGTTTAAAACAGGAAGACGTAGAGCAACAGGTGCTGCAAGTCAACGTTTATCGAGACTAAATGTTCACTATCGTAGCAAAATGAAACCTAAAAAACGTTCAACTTCAAAAAGAAGGAAGATAAAATGAAATTTGATGAGTTTAAAAACGAAGCATTAGAAAACGTAATTAAAAATCATAATCTATCAGAACAACAGATAGATGAAGTTCTTCCAGCAATTGGCATGGCAGCCAGAGCAATAGGCGGTATGGCGGCAAAAGCCGCAGGAGGTCTTGCAAAAGGAGCAGCCAAAGCCGGTGCATCAGCGGCAAAGAAAGTAGGAGCCGCGGCTGTTGATGGTGCTCAAGGTGCAGGCAAAGGCCTTGCAGCTAAGATAGCAGCTAAAAATGCAGCCACACTAAAAAAGAGCATACTTAAAAAAGGAATGGAACTACCAATTCCTGATAGTAGTGGAAAAGCTCAAAACTTTAAGATTGACGATGTTAAGGGCGATGAAGTAACATTAGCCAATCCTAAGCCAAAACCAGGCGAACCAATCAAAACAGTACACAAACAAAAAGAATTAGATTCAGTTATACAAGGTTTAGTACAATGAAATTGAATCAATTAATATCGGAGTTTACTATTTCCGTATCTAATGAAGAAAAGAAACTTCTAGAATACATGGATACAGATATTAGACCCTTCAGTAGTTTTTCAGAGAGAGAACAATTCATAATTGAAGGGCTGATACGTAAAAGTATAGTAAGTAAAGTGTACAATAAGGGTTCTATACTGGTGGTGGTTAATGATAAAATTTACTAAAGAAAAACTAGGAAGTGAATTAGAAGATCTAATCAATAAGCAACTTGATACAAGTTACTTTCCTTATGTGAAAGGTAACAGTATAAGGATTGGTAGATACGTAGTACGTGAAAACAAAAAAGGCTTCTTTTTAGTATACGATACTAAAGATAATAAACAAGTAGCAAATACCTTTTGTAAAACATCTGCTGTAGCACTTGCAAAAACTTTACTTACTGGTGATACAAGAGATCTTAAAGAAATAGAACGCCTTGATAATATAATTGCAAGGAACTTTAATGATGCTGTATTTTATAAACACACCATTAAAACTACAAAAGAAGAAGTTCGCAAATTTGTAGCCATAACACGGTACGATTTAGCGGCAACAAAAACAAGAGAAGCCAAAGAGCTTTTGGATAGTTATATCTATTACTGAGATAAATAACTATAACAAACTTATACAGGTTCAACAATAGGAAGAGAACATGAATATTAGAGAAATTTCAAAACCAATAACGGCTCAGTCGTTAAACGAAAGCCTAGCAAAGAAGTTCGGTAGTCGCATTGACATCGACGCTTTCACAACAGAACAACTTCAAGATGCACGTAATAGAGTACGTACAAGTCTTAGTCAAGTAGAAACCAACGAAGGTTTCAGCACAGTACATACAGAAGAATATCAAAAGTCAAAACTCTTCCTTGACGTTTTGAATGCCGCAATTGGCGAGCGTAGTGATGTTGTTGAAACTGAGTTAGAAGAAAAGAAAGCAAAACCAGACTTCTTAGATATGGACAAAGATGGCGACAAAAAAGAACCAATGAAAAAAGCCATTAAAGACAAAGAAGCAAAAAAGAAAACAGATGAGTCAGTAGTAACCGAAGGTGCTGAAGAATCAGCAGAGCTTGTAATGGCTTCCAAAGATATGGTAGATAAAATTACAGGTTGGATGGAAGACACCGCAGAAATGCAAACTGAGTCAATGTTAGAACTTGCTGATAGTATTAGAGACGAAATGGGTTCTGAGAAATCAGAAGCATTTGTTAATTTAGTTAAACCATCATTAGAAGCACTTTACACTTCACTAGAAGGTACACGTGAAGCACTAACAGGTGGTGTTACATTACTAACAGGCGAAGGCGACATGCCAACACCAATGGGCGACGAAGAAGCAGAGCTAGATGCTGACGCACCAGTTGATGCAGAAGTTGATGTTGATGCAGAAGTTGATGCTGAAGTAGAAGACGACTTTAGTGCAGACGAAACTGCCGCAGGTGGTGAAGAAGAAGCTGGACGTATGAAGCGTGAAAGCGTAGAAAGAAGCAGAAAGTTAGGTACTATTCTTTCAAAAAAAAAGTAACAGAGGCTAATGCTTCTAATAAACTTGCGTTAGTCTTAAGAAACATTCTACAAGATGCAGACTTAGCCGGCGAATCAGTTACTTTATCATTCGACAAACTTAATCAATTAATGTCTAACTCAGGAGCAGAACAATTTAGTTACGGCTCCTTTAAGCAAGTATACGATTCAAATCCTAGTATCCAAAGAATGATTAAAAACTTTGATCAAGAAAAAGTTACTCTAGATACTGAAGAACAAGAAGAAACAGGACTAGCACCGCAGGACGATAACGGCAGTGATTCTATTAGTCAAATGGCAAAGAGAGCAACCAAAGCACGTAGATAATTGGTTGACAATCGTATAAATGTATAGTATACTATAACGAATAGGAAAACTATATGACTAGATCCAACGACGAAATCATTACACAAATAAAAGACATACTGGAAACACGAGTTGCTCCAGCCGTAAGTCATCACGGTGGGTTTGTTAACTTTATTTCATACGACGATGGTAAATTAAAACTACAAATGGCAGGTGCTTGTTCAGGTTGCGCCGGCAGTACTACTACTATTAAATTTGGAATAGAAAACATGATGAAACATTATGTTCCAGAAGTAACAGAAATCATATCAGAAGACGAAGAAAACAGTACTGTTGACCCATATTACACATAACGGAATTTAAAATACATGTCATTAATAATTGATCGATATGGCTATAAGCCTATATCACGAAAAGAAGTAAATGGTAAGCGTTTGTATGCAACACCAGATGGAAACGCTGTAGCGAGCGTTACAACAATCTTAGACGCCACTAAAGACAAGACACACCTTATTGCTTGGCGCAAAAGAGTAGGCGAAACAAAAGCAAGAGAAATAACTACAGAAGCTGCAGGCGTAGGTACTAGAATGCACAAGTACCTAGAAGACTACATTGAGTTTGGTGAATGGCCAACTCCGGGCAGTAACCCCTTTGCTATTAAAGCTCATCGTATGGCAGAAGTAATACGTGACAAAGCCATGGGAGACGTAGATGAAATATGGGGTAGTGAAGTTAATTTATATATGCCACAGATGTATGCAGGCACAACTGACCTTGTAGGACAATACAAAGGAAATCCTTGTATTATGGATTTCAAACAAACAAATAAACCCAAGAAGCAAGAATGGGTAGTTGATTACTATTTGCAAATGGTTGCATACGCAGAAGCACATAACGAAATTTACGGAACTAATATACGTGAAGGACATGTGTTTATGTGTAGTCGAGGCGATCATAGTATGGAATTAGGCGGCGAAACTTATCAACAGTTTGATCTTTGGCCACATGAATACGACGAATGGCGCGAAGAATGGTATAATAGGGTATATCAGTACTACGAGAAACAACAGTAACTATGTCTAACAGATAAATATGTATAAGAACATATTGGAGATTATAACATGGCCGTAGTCCAAATCAGTCGTATACAACTTAGAAGAGGTAAGAAAAATTCCGGATCGGGTTTACCGCAATTAGCAAGCGGTGAAATGGGTTGGGCTGTGGACTCGCAAGAGCTTTACATTGGTAACGGTTCGGTTGCTGAAGGTGCACCTAGCGTAGGTAATACAGAGATTTTAACTGAACATACTAACTTGTTTAGTTTTGCAGAACAGTATACTTACAAAACAGACGATGCATTAATTCAAACAGGTGCTACTGATAACTCCCCAATTAAACGTACACTACAAAGTAAGATGGATGACATTGTATATGTTGCAGACTTTGGAGCAAAAGGCGACAATACAACTGACGACACAGTAGCAATACAACGTGCAATAGATCAACTGTTTTTAAACTCAGATAAAGTAAATGCTGAAAGCAGAGTTGAATTACATTTTGGTGCAGGCTCATATAAAATTACAAACAGTTTGAAACTTCCTCCTTTTGCTAAACTATACGGTGCAGGAGTAGATGGCACAGAAATAATCCAATGCTCAAACAATCCAATTTTCACAAACGTTACAAGTGCTAGTGCTTTTAGTCCTGGTACTGATGTAATGGTTTATGATACAACTACTCTTTTTGAAAACAGTCAACTAAAACAAACACGAGGTGTTGTTGTTGATGGGTTTACATTTAAACACAGTTTGGTTGATCTAGACGGTGCTGCTATAACGATACAAAAGAACATTTTCGAACTAACAAGTATCAAAGACAGTGTGTTTAGAAACTTAAAATTATCAGGACAGTGGGGAACAAGTTCTAACTATACTGTAAATACTGGAGAAGCAGGATTTGATATTAGAAGTATCCAAAGTTCTTCTTATCCATCAAAAAACAATACATTTAATAATATTAAGATAGAAAACTTGTCTGAGGCTGTAACTAGCTCATATGACATTTATGATAATACATTTGATAACCTAGACGTATTTAATTGCGGTTATGGTGTTGTATTAGGCAAGAACATGCCTGCTGTAACTCCAAGTAACTTAGCAGATAAGATTGCAGAAGGACAAGCATACGGACCTACAAATACTGTTATTAAAAACAGTATAATGGATGATGTTTTTAAACAAGGTGTTTGGGTAGCAAAGGGTGTTAACAATAAATCACTTGATAATACATATCACAAAGTAGGTAATGACGGCGGTTCAAGTACAACAGCGGTTACAAGTATTGTTAAGTTTGAAACACAAGGTAATGTGTCAACAGATGATTGGTTCCAACGTACACAGGATCTTTCTTATGGAACAACTTTTGTTACTGTTAATACATCATCATCTAACTATCCAAACTATGACGAAGACACAGTTCCTTATATCCCCGAAATAGAAGGATCATTTATTTCAACTAGCAACGTAGTGAATACTATACCATTAACTTATACTCCAAACAATGAAGTTACTAGTTTTAGATTGCCAGCAAACGAAACAAGGCAGTTTAAAATACGTTATGTATATAATGTAACAGTAAACTTTACACGTACAGGAGTACTTACAGTAGATATCAACAGAGAAGATGATACTATTAAAGTTACTGATGATTATGATGCGACAGGGCTAGTTACTACCTACGGAGAATCAATAGTCTTTTCTGGACATTTAGTAAACGTTTCAGGTGCATTAGGAGTTGACACAGCATACATAGAATGCTATAATACTATCAACAACGATGCAACTTTAGACTTTACAATTGAATCACGTTCATAAAACATGTTTGAAAACACTGAATACCATTTAAGGATCTCTGCTTGGCGAGAGTTCAGGGATTTACTAGAAGAATCCGAGACTCCTTTCAGCGACCTTATACAGAAATATAAGCGAGCTCCGTTAGTAAGTATTCATACTGATCCATGGGACCAAAGCACTTGGCCAACTCCGTGGCAGTTAGTTGAGGAGAACCAGTATTGTGACTTCTCATGTGTATTAGGAATGTGCTATTCGCTACAGTTAACCAATCGTTTTAAGGACTCAAATTTTGAGATACATATAGCATCAGATGAAACAAATTCAGAGCTAATGTACTTGCTATTTGTGGATGAAAAAATAATCGGCATTGATGATGACGACTGCATAGATAGAAGTGATTTAACTACACAACTATTTTCGCAACGAGTCTACTCCATGCCAAAGTTAAACTAAATATCAAATACGAAGAAACAAAAATGAATGAGAAGGAGAACAAACACATGTCAAATGGCATCTATATTATTAAGCGAGACGGTTCCAAGGAGCCAATTAACATTGATAAAATACACAAGGTGGTGCAATTTGCATGTGAAGATTTAGCAGGAGTAAGTGCAAGCCAGATAGAAATGAATGCAAACTTACAATTCTATGATGGCATGAGTACATCAGAAATACAAGAAGTATTAGTACGTAGTGCAAACGACCTTATCTCATTAGAAGCACCTAACTATCAATTTGCCGCAGCAAGACTATTAAGTTATGGTGTTAATAAAGATGTATTTGGAGAGTATACAGCAATTACTCTAAAACAAAATATTGATAAAAATATCGAGCGTGGAGTGTATGACAAAGAGTTTTTAGATCTATATACTCCAGAAGAAATTGAAACACTAGACAGTTACATTCGTCACAAGAGAGACGAAAACTTTACATACGCAGGACTAAGACAAGTAGTAGACAAGTATTTGTGTCAAGACAGAAGCACAGGCAAAATATTTGAAACTCCACAATTCATGTATATGATGATTGCGGCAACATTGTTTGCTAACTATCCAAAAGATTCACGTATGCATTACGTAAGGAGATACTACGATGCGACCTCACTTTTTAAAATCAACATACCGACCCCAGTCATGGCGGGTGTCAGAACTCCTGTTAGACAGTTTGCAAGTTGTGTTCTTGTTGACAGCGATGACACTCTTGACAGCATTTTTTCTAGTGATATGGCTATTGGCCGCTATACAGCTCAACGTGCAGGGATTGGTATCAATGCTGGGCGGATACGTGGAGTCAATGCGAAGATACGCGGTGGAGAAGTGGCGCACACTGGTATCATTCCTTTCTTAAAGAAATTTGAAAGTACAGTACGTTGTTGTACACAGAATGGAGTACGTGGCGGCAGTGCAACTACCCATTTCCCTTTATGGCATCAAGAGATTGAAGACGTTCTTGTATTAAAAAATAATAAAGGTACAGAAGACAACCGTGTACGTAAATTAGATTATTCAATTCAGTTAAACAAAACTATGTATGAAAGATTGTTGGCCGGTGCCAATATAACTCTTTTCTCGCCACATGATGTGCCAGGTTTATACGAAGCATATTTTGGTGACCAAGATGCGTTTAATGAACTATACGAAAAGTATGAACGTGCTACAAGTATTAAGAAGAAGACTATACCAGCAATGGAATTATTTTCTGCTCTAATTAAAGAACGTGCAGAAACAGGACGTATATATGTAATGAACGTGGATCATTGTAATACACACAGTTCATTTAAAGACACAGTTTACATGAGCAATCTTTGCCAAGAGATCACATTGCCTACAAAACCATTACAGCACATTGATGACCCAGAAGGTGAGATTGCTCTATGTATTTTAAGTGCTATTAATGTAGGTATTATTAGAAGTTTAGATGATTTAGATGAACTATGTGATTTGGCTGTAAGAGCATTAGAGGAAATTATTGATTATCAAAAGTATCCTATTTTAGCTGCAGAGAAATCAACTAAAGCAAGACGTTCATTAGGAGTAGGCTATATTGGGTTAGCACACTATCTTGCGAAGAATAAAACAAAATACGAAGACCCAGAAAGTTGGAAGGCTGTACACGAATTGACAGAAGCATTTCAATACTATTTGCTTAAAGCTAGTAACAATTTAGCACAGGAGCGAGGTGCATGTGAATACTTCGATCGTACTAAATACTCAGAAGGCATACTTCCGATTGATACTTATAAAAAGGAAGTTGATGATATTGTAAAGGTTAAACTTAACTATGATTGGGATAGTTTACGCAATGACATTAAGGAACACGGGCTACGACACTCAACGTTGTCCGCACAGATGCCATCGGAGAGCAGTTCTGTTGTGTCAAACGCAACAAACGGAATTGAGCCACCTAGAGGATACTTGTCCGTTAAGAAAAGCAAGAAAGGGCCTCTTAAGCAAATTGTTCCACAGTATCAGACGTTAAAAAATAATTACAGTTTACTATGGGATATGCCTAGTAACGAAGGCTATATTAATATTGTTGCTGTAATGCAAAAGTTCTTTGATCAAGCGATTAGTGGTAACTGGAGTTACAATCCAACACACTTTGAGAACAACGAAGTTCCAATGAGTGTTATGTTAAAAGATTTGTTAACAACTTATAAACTAGGTTGGAAGACATCATACTATCAAAACACGTATGATTACAAAACAGATCCAAGTGAACTAGAACTAGAAGAAAAAGAAGTAGAGTTACAGCCATCAGAAAATGACTTCGAAGATGGCGAAGAATGTGAGGCATGTGCAATTTAGTTGTTGACATTCAGTCAAAACTATAGTATTGTATATTAGAGATATAAGGAATCAAACAGATGGCAAAGACAGTTTTTAATCAAGACAAGGTGGACTTCACCAAACAGAACATGTTCTTCGGAGCAGATCAAAATACACAGCGTTACGATACATTTCGTTTCCCTGTGTTTGACAAACTTAATCAAACAATGCTTGGTTACTTTTGGCGACCAGAAGAAGTTAGTCTACAAAAAGACAGAGCCGACTTTGCAAACTTCCGCCCTGAGCAGAAGCATATCTTTACAAGTAACTTAAAGTATCAAACTCTACTTGATAGTGTACAAGGACGTGGTCCATGTTTAGCATTTTTGCCGCATGTATCATTGCCTGAACTAGAAGGTTGTATTGTTACTTGGGATTTCTTTGAAACAATTCACTCACGTTCTTATACACACATTATGAAAAATGTGTACGCCGATCCTGCAGAAGTATTTGACACTATCTTAGATGATAAAGAAATTATCAAACGTGCAACAGCCGTTACTAAGAACTATGATGCATTTACTGAAGCTGCTGATGCGTTTATCCATCGTAAAGAAGGCAACATGCGTGATGTGAAAAAGAAACTGTACCTTGCAATGATGAATGTAAACATTCTTGAAGGGTTACGTTTCTATGTGTCATTTGCTTGCACCTTTGGTTTTGGTGAACTAAAACTAATGGAAGGTAGTGCTAAGATTATTAGTCTTATCGCTAGGGATGAAGCACAGCATTTGGCACTTAGTACTCACGTTCTTAAACTTTGGGCTCAAGGCAAAGACGATCCAGAAATGAAGAAGATTGCTAAAGAGTGTGAAGAAGAAGTATATGATATGTGGCGCGAATGTGTTGCAGAAGAAAAGGCATGGGCTGAGTACTTGTTTAAAGATGGTTCTATGATTGGTTTGAACGCACAGTTACTTAATCAATATGTAGAGTACATTGCTAATCGTAGGTTAAAAGCATTAGGATACAATGCTATCTTTGATGCACCTATTAATACTAACCCGCTACCTTGGACACAACATTGGCTATCTAGCTCAGGCTTGCAAGTTGCACCTCAAGAGACAGAAGTTGAAAGTTATATCATTGGTGGCATTAAGCAGGATGTTGATACAGACAGCCTCAAAGGATTTTCATTATGATAGAAATTTATGGCAAACCACAATGCCCAAGTTGCGTTAAAGCAAAACAACTTTGCGAAATGCGTCAACTTAGTTTTGAATACAAGCAACTAGGAACAGACTTTGATAGAGAAGAAATCATGGAAATGTTTCCAGGTGCAAGAACTTTCCCACAAATTAAAGTTAGTGGCAAAGCAGTTGGCGGCTACGAGCAATTTGCCGCTTATTTAGACGATACCGGATATAACGGTACCGGACACACACTTTAGAGATAAAAATATGTTATTAGAAACACCATACAAAATTGGAGACACAGTGTCTTTTAAACTAAGTTCGGGCGAAGAATTAGTAGCTCGATTAGAAGAAGAGACGGCTACTTCATATAAGTTACACAAACCAATGGTTCTTATTGCACAACAGCAAGGACTAGGTCTAGCACCATTTATGTTTGGCGTATCCCCTGATGCAAAATTTGAATTACTAGCACACTCTGTAAGTTGTCTTGCTAAGACAGAAACAGAGATTGCAAAACAATACACATCACAAACAACTGGCATCGCACTTTAAAAACTCTCTCGTCTAAAAGTAATAAATATACAAAAGGATAGTATGTTTATGGCTATAAGACGAGGAGCACCATTTGATGAGAATAACTTCTTTAATATCCCACCAATAGACGGCGGTGAAATTAATCAAGCCTCATATGTTGCTGTTAAAATTTCCGATATAGAAGGCGGCGCTATTGCTGCACCCCCTGCATCATACTTTGATGGCGGAGCAATACCATTAAAAGGTACCGCATCATATGATCCTAATGTTACTTACGGACCCGACAGTCCAATAATTGGAGATTAATTAATGTCAAGTGAAAATGGTAGTATTCTTGTAAGACGTGGTCCAACAACTGACAGAGATGCTTTTACTCCACTTAATGGTGAAATAATATATGATACCACTACAGGTCAACTACATGTAGGTGATGCACAAACAGCAGGTGGTACTACAGTATTTGGTGACAAAGTCAAAGTTGATTCTGCTGGTAACTTATCAGAAATTTATATGCGAGGTGAAGAACCTAGACCAGCACCAGTTGAAGGTTTATTTCGTTATAATGCATTAACACAAAGTTTAGAATACTCCGATGGTAATACATTTTACCAAGTAGCATCAAGTCCTTTTACAGGATCATCAAATGTACTGTATGTTTCAACAAATGGTAAAGACGATAATACATACGGTTCAAAAAGAGGTCGTACTCCAGGTACAGCATTTAAAACACTAAATGCAGCTTGTAGAGAAGCCCAACGTGTTATGGACAAAGCCGCTAAAGGACTAGGCCCATACCAAAAATGGATTACATATACTAACGCTTCTGATGCACAAGTAAGGTCAGTAATATCTTCAGTTACTGATAGTGGACCATATAAAGATATTCAAATGTCCAAAGAGACATACGAGCTAGATGCCACAACTGAACTAAGAAGTGGTATGCGTATTGTTGGACAAAACAGTGGTGCTATTGGACTTGTAGAAGAATATACTAAAAATGTTGGCGGCACATCTGATACACTTATTATTGATGTAGAGTATGGTGAATTTTTACAAGGCGAACAAGTTAAATTTGGTAATGCTATTCCTAGTTTACCTTATCAAACGTACTCAGCAGGCAATAGTGAATCACCAGAAATAACTATTAGACTTGAAACAGGTATTTACTACGAACATTTTCCAATTAAAGTTCCAAACAATGTTTCTATTAAGGGTGACGAATTTAGAAGAAGTATTATTCGTCCAAGACCTGGACCAAGTGCAAGTCCATACTCAGAAATAAAATTTAAACGTAATGCTGACAAACTAGAACTTGATCCTGATGTTGTTGGAGAACGTCCGTTTGGTGCTCACTACTTAACAGATCGTGATAACCTAATATATACCTTTGTTGACAATCCAGGTGCATATGTTGATGATTATAATGTATTGTTTGCTAGTAAAGCAACACTTCAAGATGCTGTAATTACTTTTATAACAAGCACATATCCTAGTTTAACATATGACGTAGACAAGTGTAGGCGTGATGTTGGCTATATTGTTGATGCTCTTTCAATAGACTTAAGAGATGGTGGAAGATTAGAAACACTAAACAATGCACTAATGTATCAAGGTCAACTACCAGCAGACCAAGTAACAGAAACTGCCGCGGCACTTGATTATCTAGCAACACAGATAGCACCTTTACTAACAACAGATGCACAAGTAATATCAAATAGTTTTATAGGCGGCATTGCAAATATTATACGTGGCACAGGATTTAATGCTCCTAAAGAAAATGATACACTTGATGTATTTTTAATGAACGATGCTACAATTATTAGAAACTTGTCAGTACAAGGACATGGCGGATTTATGGAAGTGCTTGACCCAGAAGGGCAAATACTTACCAAGTCACCATATACACAAACTTGTTCAAGTTTTAGTAAATCATTAGCACCTAAAGTAAGTTTTGCAGGTGGTATGTTTGTTGACGGATTCTGTGGTAACCAAGATGCAAGAATTGTACAAGCAAATAACACAACTGAAATTGTTATAGACAACATATACAGAGAGCCACAAACTCCAACTAGTTTCTTTATTGATGGTGTTAGGTGGCAAATTAACAAAGTAGACAAAGTTGGCGTATCAGCAGACCAGTGGAGATGTGTATTGTCAGAAGATACTCCATGGACTGATGCACATTACGAAGTAATCAATCCAGGGCAAACTTTACCAACACTGCCTTATGATATAGAAATATTAACAGCAGGTAATATATCCATGCTGTCAAATGACTTTACACAAGTTAACGATTTGGGTTATGGACTGTATACTACAAACGGTTCACGTGCAGAAGCAGTTAGTGTATTCTGTTATTATTGTCATGTAAGTTATCTTGCAGAAAACGGTTCAGATATTAGATCACTAAATGGATCAACAGCATACGGTGACTATGCATTATTAGCAAGAGGTAGTGATCCTCTAGAAGTTAGTGATGATGTAGTACTAGCTGATGATATGATTCAAACTGGTACAGCAATGACTGATGCTACCTACACAAATATACAAGGTGGAACAGTTATCTATGTCGACAATCTTTCATATGCACCGTATAACATCAGTGAAGTTGATGTTGATCACGGTGGAGCAAATAACGTACTAGGCGATCCAACCTATCTAGTAAGATATGAAGTTATTAGTGTTAGTGCCGTTGAAGGAACTACGCCTCAATTATATCAACTTAACATTGCAGCAGGAGAAGCAAGTAATCCTGGTGTTCAAGTTACTGTACCAGATGGAACTCCTGTAGTTTTACGTAATAGCCAAGTAATTAAATATGATGATATATTAGATATTAACCCTACTAGACCAAGTACAGCATTACAGTATGACGATGATCCAGACAAAGTATATCGTGTACTAGCATATGATGTTGCCGGATTGCCTGACAATGTAGCAAGAATTACATTGCGTGAAAGTTATGACTATGTTAAATTAGTAGTCGACGACACAGCAGGTAGTACAGCAGGATCAGGACAAGTAGGTGATACTACTATTAGACTTGACACTGACCTAGATCCAAATGAGCAAACAAGAATTGAAAACGGAATTAGTGTTGGACCAAAATACATCTTTGGATTTAATGATACTATACACCAAGTAACAGCATATAGAAATAAAGCCACAACAGGACAAACATATGCTGAAATAGATGTTACACCAGCTCTTACTAAATCACTCGGCGGCTACCCAGATAAGCCTACACTACGAGCAGGTTTACCAGCAGGTGGACAAGCAGACATTACAGTAGGTATTAGTACACTTAGAGTTACTGGACATGATTTACTTGATATCGGTACTGGAAGTTACCAAACATCAAGTTATCCAAGAGAAATTTATGGTAAGCCAGAGATTGCTAAAAACCAAGCAAGAGAAGTAGTTGAAGAAGGTAAAGGGCGTGTGTTCTTTGTAACAACTGACCAAGACGGTAACTTTAGAGTAGGAGATTATTTTAAAGTTGACCAAGGAACCGGTACAGTTACTTTTGCCGCAAGTATTGCTCTTTCAAACTTAGACGGTATTGGATTTAAACGTGGTGTTGCTGTAAGTGAGTTTAGTACTGACGACGGTATGACAGACAATGCTACTGATACTGTACCAGTTGAAAGTGCTGTAAGAAACTATGTAAATCGTAGACTAGGACTTAATCATGCAGGCGCAACTGTACCAGGTATTATAGGACCAGGCTTCTTAGATCTAAATGGCACAAAGGCTATGGCTGGCAATTTAGATATGGATAGCAATAACATTGATAATATCAGTGTGTTAACTGTAGCAACACTTGATGCAACATCAAGATTAAGTGTTCCGTCAGCAGGAACAGTAGCAAGTGGAAACGTTGGTGATATAAAATACAATACTGATACACAAAGATTTGAAGGTTACTTATCATCCAATCAATGGGGCTCATTAGGTGGAGTAAGTGATGTCGACGGTGACACTTATGTACAAGGCGAAACAACTCCAGGTAATGACAATGATGATTTAGATTTTTATACAGCAGGAACACAAAGATTACAAATTGACGAAACTGGTGATTTTAAATTTGGTGACGGACTAAACAAAGTTACTATGGACTTTGCAACAGGTAATATTTTAACGCCTGGAGACATAGATGTTGCTACACTTGATGTAGGAACATCAGCAGAAATTGCAACACTAAAAGTTGAGGACTTAACTGCAGGGCGAGTATTACTAGCAGGCACTGACGGAGAGATAGAAGATAGTGCAAACTTAACATTCAACGGGACCAAACTAACAGTTGACGGCAATGCTGAGATTACTGGTAATGTAGTTATTGGTGGAAACATTACAATTGGCGATACAGATACAGATTCAATTATAGTATCAGCAGACTTTGAAGGCAATCTTATACCTGATACAGACGATTTATATGACCTAGGTACAAATACAAAACGTTGGAGTGAGCTGTTCCTAAATGACAAGTTAACTTTAAACGATTATGTATTACCTTTACAAGACGGAACTAAAGGACAACTAGTAAGTACAGACGGACTAGGACAACTAGGATTTAGTGACAGTGATATCTTTGGTGGTAAAAGAGTTTATGTAAGTGCTGAAAAAGGTAATGATGCAAATGACGGTGTAACAGCACCTGTAGCAACTATCAAACGTGCTATGCAAATTGCATCAGGCATGGTATACAATGTATCTAAAGATGTTGTAGACAGAGCTACAGTAATGGTTGCAACAGGCGAGTACATACTTGATAACCCTGTAATTATTCCAGACAATGTTTCAATTGTAGGCGACAGTATTAGAACTGTAATTTTAAGACCAGCAAATGAAAACGAAGACATGTTTAGAGTGCGTAACGCTTCTTACATGTTTAACATGACATTTAGAGATGCACTATCAGGAACTGTACCTATAGCAGCATTTAGATTTGCTGTAGCATTTGATAATCCAAATGATTCTGCTACAAGTAGAGCAGGATACACAAACCTGCCTAACACACGAGTGTTAATAACTACTTCACCATATTTACAAAACTGTTCAGTAATCAGCTTCTTAGGTGCTAATGGTGTTGAAATAGACGGAGACCTTGTTGTTACTCCTAACACACCGAGTAATGCTATTGAAGCAGAGAATCCTGTAACACCAGAAGATGGACAGCCTGAACAAGGTAAGAGTATGGTTGCTAATGCATTTACTATTCTATCCTTTGGAGGTGTAGCATGGCGTGTAATGAACGATGCATATGCACAGTTGGTTAGTTGTTTTGTTATTTTTGCAGAACAAGGGTGTTTAACACAGAACGGTGGTTATCTATCTATTACAAACTCAGCAACAAACTTTGGTTACTTTGCATTAAGGTCAACAGGTTATTCGCCAAGGGTATTTGATACTGACAAAGGTATTATTGGTAACGTTGGTGTTGTAGACAATGTACAAAATGTTAACATTGTAGGACTTCAACGTGATACTGTAAACCAATATGTAATGCGAGTAATGAACCTAGCAAGCCAAGACGTTACTAATACATTTAATAATGATACAGCAAGAGGGGTAACAGTATCGTTTACAGCAGGCAATGCATCGGGTAATAGTATTGCCACAACTGGCAGCCATGGATTATCTACAGGTGATCTAGTACAATATAATAAAAATGGTAATTTAGAAATAGTAGGATTACTTAACGAAGCAACTTACTATGTTTCTGTTGTCAATACAACTTCGCTACAATTATTCCATGATGCTGATCTAACTAAACCTGTTACGGGTGTTAATGGTGGATCAAGCACAGGAACTCATCAACTGTTACATGACTTTGAAGAAATATTCATTGACGAAGTTTTATCAAGCCATAATAACTATCAAGATGTTTATTTGCCAGCAGGTTCTTATACTGTTACTAAAGGAGCATTGATATCAGCAACATCAGGTAGTGATAATATTAGTGCAACTGTTGTAAACTTTGATAACAATATACTAACAGTTTCAGTTGAAAAAGTACAAGAAGGTAGTGTTTCAGTAACTAACTTCTTTAGTACAGGTGCTGTTATAAATGCAGGAGAAATTAGTGTTAGTTCTGTAACAGTTAGCAATGTAGTTAATAGAACAGATTTAGTTACAATTAATGCTGCTGTTAAGACTACTAAAAACAGACAAGTACAAAGTTTTGGTTTACTACAAGGTAATCAAGCATGGTTACATCGTCCAAGTATTACAAACTCATCAGCACACACTTGGGAATATAGCGGTAGTGGTGTTGACTATAATGCGTTACCAGAGAATGGTGGCGTAGGTGTTGACACATTTGAACAATACAGCGACTTGCCGGGTAGAGTATATACTTCAGGTACTAATGAACTTGGTGACTTTAAGATCGGTGACTTTATTGTAGCATTTAACAGAACTGGTAATATCATATTTAGAAACCAAGTTAGTATTGGTGAATTAGACAGTTTGGCACTTAGCCTAAGTGGCGGTGTAAGAGTTACAGCAATTAGTAATGATCCAGACCTTGGCGACAATGATGTTGATGGAGCATTAGATTCAAGACTTGTAACACAGTTAGCAGTCAAATCGTTTATGAACGATAGACTAGGAAACTTCATTGACAGAAATGTAAGTACTAATGCTGTACCAAGTGCCGTTGTTCAACTTAACAGTCAAGGTTTAATTAATCAAGATCTTATTCCTCCAACAGGAGCATTTGAAAGTTTCACTGTAGACGAATACGGCGGACGATTAACTGTATCACAGGATATACCTGCTCCAAATATTAGTGCAGGTGATATTGTTGTAGAAACTTACCCTGAAATTGTGTTAAACCTAACAGGTGCTGTAACTGTTACAGCAGGCGACACTATTACACAGGCAACATCAGGCGCAACTGGTATTGTAAAAGAAAGTGGTACAACATCAACTCTTAAATTAGTAAACACAATTACAGGAACGTTTAATACAACAGACACTCTTAGTAGTAGCGGAACAGGAAATTTAGGTGCAAGTAGTGTACCTACTATTGTTTCACCAGTAAACACAATTAATGATAACTACTTCTTAAAAACAGACAAAATAAGTCAGTTCCTAGTATTACAAGATGGCGGCACACCAAGTTTTACAAGTATAATTTCTAACAGCACACCAATTCAAGGTGCAACAAGTAAAGCGGTAGCAACTGTAACTAGCCATGTTGTTGGTGTTCTTAATGCTGTTGATGTAGCAACGTTACCAGGAGGTAGTGGATATACTACACCAGGTACATATGAAAATGTAAGCATACAAGGCGGAAGTGGTTCTGGTGCAAAAGCAAATATCATTGTTGGAGCAACTGGAACAATTACTAGTTTTGATGTTACAGTAGGCGGGTCGTTCTATACTGAATCTGATAACGTTACAATTAATGATGCAGATGTAGGTGGTCGTTCAGGTGGTAGTCCAATAAGCATTGGTGTAACTGATATACAAAATAGATTATATGTTGATCTAAATGCAGATACAGGATTACAATTTACAGCAAGTAATATAAACTTAGACTTTATAGTTGATGACAATCCTCCAACAGATACACTAGCACAGCAAGGACAGTCAATTAAAGCATTCGTAGCCACAAGTACAGGCAGTGGCGGAGATGTTGATGTTATTAATGACAAAATTGTTTTCCAATCAGCACACGGATTACAAAACGGAGATCCGTTGTATTATGATAGTAATGCAAATACACCATTAGGTGGTCTTCTCAACAATACTACATACTATGCAAAAGTTCTTACAACTACAGAAATTGAACTTTTTGCAAATTACGGTTTAACAGCCGCTGGGAAAGTAGACATAACAGCATCAAGTAGCGGAACACACAACTTTAAAGTGTTCAATGTTAACCAATATGCTAATACTTTCTTCGTACCAATCCATGGGCTATCCACTGGAGATGCGATCAAGTTTGAATCATCATCTCCACCTACTGGGGTCGACAGCGGCGACTTTTTCTTTGTTGGATCTGTAACACTAAACAGTTTTACACTACACGAAGCAAGAGGTGCGGCACTAGACAGTGTTGCTGGATTGACAGTATCGCCTATTAATATAACTAGCCAAGGCGGCGCTGTAAATGCAACACTAACAGAACAAAATGTTATCATAGTAGACGATGTTAATACTAGTGGCGACTTAGAATCAAGTTGGAGTAGTTTAAGTACAACAACTATTGATGCAGGAAATATTATTAGTGGTGTAGTAGATACATCTAGACTTGCCAGTGGAAATGCAAACGACAAATCATTCTTAAGAGGAGACCAAACTTGGGCAACGGCTGTACAGTCTATTACAAATACTACAGCAGGCGATCCAATAACCTTAACAAGTGCAGATGTTAACGGGGATAATTTTTATAACAATGTAGACATTAAGATTGAAAAAGCAAGTTATACTAATCCAGCAGCACCAAGTGTAGGAACAGAAACATTAGGTGTTGCCAGTTACCACTTTGATCACTTTGAAATTGACGCCAATGGACGAGTAACTACTAAAGCATCAGGCAACGGTGGTGTTATTGATGCTGACAAACTTGATAATCAAACAGGTGCTTATTACTTAAACCCAGTTAACTTATCAAGAGGAGTTCCAATACAACGAGGCGGAACTAATTTAATTAATTATGCACAAGGTGATTTATTATATGCTGGTTCAGTACTAGGAGGCTCACCAGCAGACTATAATGAGACACTAACAAAATTAACCATTGGTAGTGCTAGAAATGTACTACAAGTTAAAGCAGACGGAACAGCACCTCAATGGACAAACGCCTTAAGTGTTGCAACTCTTGAAACAAGTAGTAATGTAACTATTGGTGGTGACTTAACTGTTAATGGTACAACAACTACTGTTAATACAGAAACAATTAACCTTGCTGATAATATTATTTTACTTAATAGTAATCTTGCAGGTAACGTTGCACCAACACAAAATTCAGGTATTGAAATCGAAAGAGGTAATGCTGCTAACAAAACATTAATTTGGAATGAAGGCGATGATGTATGGACAGTTGGTACTGAGAAATTTACAGCAGGAACACTTGAAGGAAATCTAGACTGGTCATACTTGCAGAATGTAGTAGACCCTGTAGTTACAGTAACACTAACAGGTGACGTAACGGGTACAGGCACAGCAACAATGACCAACTTAGGTAGTGCAACAGCAAGTTTTGAAACTACTATTGCAGCCAATAGTGTTGCACTCGGTACAGACACAAGTGGTCAGTATGCATCAACAATTACAGCAGGTGACGGTATATCTGCTACTACCGCTAGTGCCGATGACGGAACAGCATATACTGTATCACATGCTGATACATCACCTAGTATAGCAAATGTAGATCTTGGCGCTGAAGAATTTGTAAATGAAATTACCTTTGACGAGTTTGGCCATGTTCTAACTGTAGGAAGTGCTACTGTTACAGCCCCAAGTAATGCAGAAATTACAATAACAGCAGGCACTGACCTTTCAACAGGCGGAGCATTTACACTTAATCAAGCTGATGCAGAAACAATTACAATTGATCACGCAGATATTACTAGATCCGATACAACAGGTAGTAGTAGTTTAGCATATGCAGGAACGTTTGATGTAATAGACAGCATTACATCAAATGCTAGAGGCCATATAACAGCGGTCAATGTTAAAACACTTACAATGCCAGCTGCTGGGGCTAACGACAATACTACATATTCAACAAGTGTAGTACAAGCAAGTGCAGGTAATGACAGCAATCCAATAATACGTTTAACAGACAGCGATGGCACCAATGATGATATTACAATTAGTGGCGGAGGAGACGTAAGTGTAACTAGAACAAGTGCATCAGCATTTAAAGTAGAAGCCACTTTCCCAACTGACAACAATACAACTTACGATTTAAGTTTAGTTGATAACTTAACAACTAATGACTCAGTTGATATTAAACTTAATCCTAGTAGCGGTACTGCAGACCTAGTAACAGTTGAAGCAGGTACAAATATAACTATAGAGGTTGATGGTGACAATGCTAACGGATTTATAATTAGCTCAACTGATACTACAGTTGATGTAGATGATACTCCTGTTAATGGAGCAACTACATCAGCAATATCAAGTAATTGGGCATTTGATAACGTTAAGACAGCAGTACCAGTAGATGCGTTATTTACAGATACTAATACGAACCAACTTACTACTTGGACCTTAAGAGACAGTGACGATGATGATGTAACTATTGGTCAAGGTAAATTTATTAAGTTTGTAACGGCTACAGGAGCATTAGGAACCAATACATCAGGATCTGGAACAACCGCAGATCCTTACGTAGTAACACTTACATCTCCAAATGATAATACTCAACTTGCAATATCTAGTACCCCAACTAATGGAGCAACAACTACAGCAATTAGCTCAGACTGGGCATTTGATAATGTTAAAACAGCAGTACCAGTAGATGCGTTATTTACAGATAATAATACAGAATATGATATTGCAACAGCTAGTACAGCAGGTCTTGTTAAAATAGGTGCTCAAATTAGTGCTTCTAATTATTATGCAGTTGAATTAGACGGCAATAATAGAATGTATGTCAATGTGCCGTGGACTGATACTGATACTAAATCATATACAAGTTATATTGAAAATAATCAAACTTCTACAGCAGAGTGGAATTTAGTATTCGTTGACGGATCATCAGATAATACTTCTGCTGCACAATTAAAAGAATTAACTGTAGACGAACATAGTAGTGGTACTGGCGGATTAACTTATATACCTGGCTCAGCAACACTAAGGACAACTAAGTTCCAAGGTACAGCGACATCAGCAGAATATGCGGATTTGGCGGAAGTTTATTCAAGTGATATAAACTATAGACCAGGTACTGTTGTAATGTTCGGCGGCGAGCAGGAAGTTACTACTTCAACTGGTTTAGCAACAACTAAAGTAGCAGGTGTTGTATCAACTGACCCTGCATACTTAATGAACTCAGAAGCAAAAGGTGTTGCTGTTGCACTTAAAGGACGAGTACCATGTTATGTAGTAGGACCAATTAAGAAAGGCGACTTACTAGTAACTAGTTCAATTCCGGGCGTTGCATGTAGATCTGAGTCGTGGGTAGGCGGTGCTGTTATTGGTAAGTCAATTGAAAACTGTCCAAAAGAGTTCGAAGTAAGATTAATAGAAATAGCAATAGGATCAATATAATGCCAGAAGTAGTAAGAAAAAATTTAGATGTTCATGAAGGACATGACTCTGATACACCTAACCCATTTCATCAAACTAGTTATAATGAAGGATCGCCTGACGTATTTACTAATAACGAATCAACTGTAAGAATAGGTGATACTACTATTTGCGGTGATGGTGCGGCTGCAGGATCAGCAACTGTGTTTGCAAATAACATAGCAGTACATAGAAAAACTGATGCTACTACAGGACACGGAAGTTGGGGAGCAAATGCGGCCAAAACAGGAAGTCCTGACGTTTTTGCTGATTCATAATAAACCACATTTAAGACCCCTAAGACATAGATTATTTAAATACTGCGTAATTAAAACTTAATAGGAGACAATTATGTCAGAACAAACATTACACGAACAAATCGTTCAAGCATACAATTCATACATGGCAGAGCATTCTACATTCGAAGAAAAGAATGTAAAAGCGGCTGCTGCAAGAGCTCGTAAAGCATTAGGTGATATTGGTAAATTATCAAAATCACGTCGAGCTGAAATTCAAGAACGCAAGAACTCTATGTAATGAGCGGCCAGCGGCGTTGGCTCAGAACATGGGCACGAACTGTTGGTATGCCCATTGGCATTACAGACGACGATAAGCCAGAATTCCTTCCTATATCTCAATCGAGTGTAAAGAAGGCCCTGGCTTTTCGCACCTTTTGGATAGTGTTACATGTCGTAACCTGTTTTAGCATTATTGCCGGTAACGGCAGGAACTTAGGAATCTGGTAGAGTGGATCAAAGAATATACGAAATTTTAGACAAAGAGGTTGATAGGCAAGCAACCACAATAGAATTAATTGCAAGTGAAAACTTTGCAAGTGATGCTGTAAGAGACTTGTCAGGAAGCGTGTTTACTAACAAATACGCAGAAGGTTATCCAGGTAATAGATATTACAACGGTTGTGATCATATGGACGAAATTGAAACATTGGCCATAGAAGAACTAAAAAAGTTATATGGATGTGAATTTGCAAATGTACAACCGCATTGCGGAGCAAATGCTAACACCGCAGTTTATCAAGCATTTTTAAAGCCCGGTGATACAATACTAGGTATGGATCTAGCAAGTGGTGGTCATTTAAGTCACGGTAGTAAACCAAACATATCTGGTAAGATCTATAACGCACACACTTATGGTGTTGACGAAATAAAAGGGTTATTAGACTATGGTGCTATAATGGCACAGGCTAAAGAAGTACAACCTAAAATGATTGTTGCTGGTGCAAGTGCGTATCCAAGATCTATTGATTGGAGTTTATTCCGTGAAATTGCAGATAGTGTAGGAGCATTACTATTAGTTGATATGGCACACTATTCAGGACTTATTGCAGGTAATGCATATCCTAGTCCGTTACCATATGCAGACATAGTAACAAGTACAACACACAAGACTCTTAGAGGCCCACGTGGCGGTATTATACTATGGAATAATCCAGAATATACAAAACAAATTAATAGTGCAATATTTCCAGGAACACAAGGCGGGCCGTTGATGCATATCATTGCCGCTAAAGCACAATGTTTTTCTGAAGCAAATACAGATGAGTTTAAAGAATATGCTCAACAAGTAGTACAGAATGCAAAGGCAATGTGTAGAGTGTTTTTAGAAAATGGATTAGAAGTACAAACTAACGGAACTGACAGTCACATTATTTTAATGGACTTGTCATCGAGTAAGTTTAGTGGTAGACAAGCAGCTGATTTGTTAGAAGCAAATGGTATTACTGTAAATAAAAACGGAGTTCCAAATGATCCTAGATCGTTTATTGAAACCAGTGGTATCAGAATAGGAACAGCAGCTGAAACTACACGAGGCCATGACGAAGCATGGTTTGGACACTTAGCACAACGAATATCAGACCTCTTAAAACAATAGGAAAGGAACACAATGCTGTGGGTAGATTACAATATTGAAAGTTTTCCAGACGGAAGTTTTACTGTAAAAGGAGAATGGCCTGGAGAAGTAATGGGTCGTCAATTAAATGGCGATAAAAAAGACCATTGGTTATACAAGCCAGGCGATGTTTTTATAGTAGATGAAAACGGAATCTTACGTAAGTCAGATCAGTTATCTGCATTAATAACAAAATACGAAAAAAATAATGAAGTGTAAACAAGGCGACTTAGCCGTTATAAAATTTAGCATACGTCCAGAGAACATTGGGCGTATTGTTAAAGTAGCGGAACTTATAGGTCGCTACGAAGCCGGAACACAATTTGCATATAGAGGCATGCCCTGTCAAGCCGTTATTACAGACACTTATTGGTGGATTGAAGCAGACGATCTAAGCATACAGTTAGGGCCATCGCCTCGTGCATACATTCCGGATACATGGTTAGAACCAATAAAACCAGAAGAAGAAAAAGCAGAAACAAAAGCTGAATTAGAATTCGAACTGTAGAAAGGATAGGCCATGAAGCCTAACAAAAATTTTAGTCTTGAAGTACGAGACATAGAGATTATTGAACAAGCATTAAGAGCCAAGGCAGGACGTAGGGGTCTTGCTATTGCACAAGGCGAAACATCACCTCAGCTCAAAGAAGAAATGCATGAGATACAAGAACTCCTTGGACGCATACATAATCAAAAGAATTGGTATACTCCAAAAGAATTTGTTCCAGGTGGTTGACAAACACAAAAAATGACTGTATAAATATAACTGTAACGTTGAAGCAAATCAAACGCTATACAGGACCCGGGGGCGGTACCCGGCGACTCCACCATAAACACATTGTGATTGCAGTGTTATACTCATAGAGGTTATTAACCGAAAGTAATGTGTTTATGATGGGGTCGAACTAGGATCGACTGGTAGTTAATAGACAAGTGGAGTTGCCCGGCGCAAGCACGGTTATCGCAAGAAAACAAATAGAAGCAAACGAAAACTTCGCATTAGCAGCCTAAGGGCTACTACGAGGTAGTTAGACCTTGTTACCAAACATAGCAGGAAAGGTGTTGCAGAAATGTAACACCTTTTTCTTTTATTCTTTCACTCTTGCACAATAAGAGTGCATAAATGATAACTATTAATGTGAGCAACACAATCCCACCTCGCTCACTAATAAAAATAATAAAAGGAAACTAATCAATGCGTACAACCGTACTAGCAATCGTAGCCGCTCTGGCTACTACATCAGTAAGTGCAGCAGATCTAGGTATAGCCGGACTGTCACTTAACACAGAAGTAAAAGCATTTCACAAAGTAGATGCAGAAACTAATCACATTACAGTAGAGCCAGAATTACGTTGGACACCTAATGCAGGTTCGTTATCAATGTATGGCGAAGTTCCGTTAACAGTGTATGAAACAGATCACGCATCAGGCGATGATTTTGCTGTAACAAACATTTGGGACGAAGGTCATAAGCCAACACTAGAACTTGGTGTTGATTATACTATCAATTCAAGCACAATGGCATATGCCGAAACAACATACGACTACAATAAAGACAAAGGTCGTGGTGAAATTGAAATTGGTGTAGCGTTTAACTTCTAAGTAAAATACTGCAACTTAAAAGGTCGCTTTATGCGGCCTTTTTTTATGGCTAAATAATACGGGCATATAATTATTACAAAGCGAGGGCAAGTATGTACGAATATAAATGTAAAGTATTAAGAGTAGTCGATGGAGACACTGTTGATATAGATATTGATTTAGGGTTTGGAATGTGGATGCACAAAGAGCGTGTTCGTATAATGGGCATAGATACGCCTGAGTCAAGAACAAGAGATAAAGTAGAAAAAGCATTTGGATTAGCATCAAAAGCAAGACTAAAAGAAATGTTACCAATTGGATCAATTCAACATCTTAAAACAGAAATTGATAGAAGTGGCGAAGATAAAAGAGGAAAGTTTGGAAGAATCCTTGGAGACTTTATTATAGACGATAAGCGAGTTACTGAAGTACTTGTTGAAGAAGGATATGCTGTAGCATATTTTGGCGGATCAAAAGAAGAAGTTGAAATGAAGCACATGGCAAATAGAGAAAAACTTCTACGTGAAGGTAAAGTAACATTACCAAAGTCAAAAAAATCAAAAAAGTAAAATCACCAAAATAGATTGACATTAGTGTTTACTCATGTTATAGTATTACTATAATATAGGCACGAGGTAGGCACAATGACAATGCATTTAGCAAGAGGACTTAGTACTATCAGTACTAAGAAGCGTAAGAAAAAACCTCTTACACAAAAAGATATCGAAAGGTATACTGTCGAATGGCGTAAACACAATAAAGCGATGCGTCGAAATCATAATCATGCACTACAATATGCAACTGTTGAAGATTACATTGCATATGTAAGGGGCGAGTATAAAGCACCTGAACGTAGTCGTGGCACATATACACCAGACACATCGTGGCATAGAGAACAACCAAAAATTCCTTCTGCAATGGAAGAAGCAATTAAGAATGGTACATTCAATAGAGGTTGTTCGGGCGGTACTAAAAAAGAATCACCTAAATATACAGGTGACCTTATTGTAGGTATTGCAACTATGCATAAATCAAATGCTGTTCCTGTTATGCGTGGCACTAAACAGGCAGAAGAAATCGCAAAGATGCGGAGGTAATGATGAGTAAAATCTTTAATTGGGTAGTTGGAACTTTTATTTTTACATTTGGAATTGTTGGGGCAACTATAGCATACCCTTCAACTTTCCAAGATCCAGTACCAGGCGAACTTTTTACAGAAAAAGACCAGCCTGAGTTATATTGTTTAGCAATGAATATCTATCATGAAGCAAGAGCAGACAACTTAGCAGGTCAGTATGCTGTTGCTGATGTAGTTTTAAATCGTGTAAAGGATACACGTTATCCGAATACTATTTGTGAAGTAGTAAAGGACGGAAAGTATAAGGAAAGTTGGAAAACAAAACAATATCCTGAACTGCTTGATAGCGAACGTAAGTATATTCCTATTAGAAATAAATGTCAATTTAGTTGGTGGTGTGATGGCAGAAGCGACAAAGCATTTGATATTGATTCGTGGATGCGAGCTCAAGACATTGCTGAGAGATTAGTATATATAGGTTCTTATAGAGGTATCACTGAAGGTGCTACTCACTATCATGCAACGTATGTTTCACCTAGATGGGCGTCCGAACTTGATCAGATTGGTCGGATTGGATCACACATTTTTTATAGGTGGCACTAGGTTAACCAAAAGTGGTTGACTAATCTACTATACGATAGTATAGTATAACAATAAACTAATAGGCTAATGGAGGCTATAAAATGAAAGGCGTAATTCAAAAGGCAACACTAGTAGGTATGATAATTACCCTAGGTGCATGTTCATCAATGACAACCATTGATGTACGAGAAACTAAGGCAAATCCAAAATGGTACGCAGATTGCGAACAAATTGGCAAAGAAGGTTTTCTATTTTGGAAAGACAAGTATGCTTATGCATGTGGCATGGGCGAAAGCAAATATGAACAAGCAAGTGAATCACAAGCATATGCATTTGCTGTAAAAGGTTTTGCTGAACGTATTAATGGCGTTGTAAACAGTTCAACAGTAGTTGACATCTCAGGCGATACTAGAAAGGATAGAACTCGAGTAGAGCATCTTGTTAAAGATACAACTATTAGAGAACATCTTGAAGTTAAAAAGTATTCATATGAACTTGCAAGTACAGGTAGAGTACATACCTATGTAAGAATCAAGATGCCACTAGAAACTTTTGATCAACTAATTGCAGAGGCCAATAATGCTCAAGCATCTTCTACTCAGTCTAATAGTAATTAGTAGTGCAGGGTGTTCAATCACCCCTGACTATTATGACTATGACGCACCGTATTGTTACACTGACCAAACTATAAAAATGGAACAAGGTCAAACAGTTGACAGTGAAACTGTTTTAGAGTGTACTGATCGTCCCGGTAATCAAATGGAAATTGCTAGGGCAGGTATCGATACAGGTTGCGAAGAATTTTGGTATAACGAAACCCGTTGGGGTAAACTAACAAAAGTAAGAGGAGTAAGATGTGAGAAACTTGACGGCAGTTGGGAAATTCTTAACATTAACGGTACTGTTAGGTAGTTTAGGAGCCTGCTCTACAACTACACCCTATCAGCAAAGTAAAAGCATTTCACATAGTGCTGAAATGAATTATACAAATGGCGGAGTAGTTAGTACTGTTATTAACCTTAGTAAGTATCAGTGGTTTCGTTTAACTGACGAACAAAAGCGTAAACAAAGTGGTGCTGTACATGCCGCACTTGAAAGTGAATACGGTACAGTATACAACTGGTTTGAAAGTACAGCCAAAGGTAGTGTAAAAGCGGTACATGGATATCCTATGAGTAGCGGGTTTTGTAAAGTAATTTACAGCACTATTACAGTTAAAGGAAAGACACGTAACTTTGAAGAAACAGCGTGTCAAGACGTAGGACATAATGGCTGGAGGTTTATTGTTAGATAACACAACACTTTATTATGAGCCAAAATACCGATAAATACAACATAGAGATCTCCAGGAGAGGAAACATGCTGTTAGCGATTCTAACATTAATCACTGCTCTAAGTATTTCAGCGGTGGCAATATACTATTCAGTAGCAGGATTGGTTGCTATTTTTGCGGCTGCCGCACTTCCTATTATGATTATGGGTGGGGTACTAGAAGTTGGTAAACTAGTAACGGCTGTTTGGTTACACAAATATTGGAAGAAGGCTTCCTGGTGGCTTAAAGGTTATCTAAGTGTAGCCGTCCTTGTACTCATGCTTATAACAAGTATGGGTATTTTCGGCTTTTTAAGTAAAGCCCATATTGAACAAACAAGTGCTGGCGAAGAAAGTGTTGCTCAAGTAGAACGCATTGATAATGAAATAACAAGATACATTAGTGTTATTGGCCGTGCAGAAAACAAAATTAGAGAACTAGAGTCAAGCACATTCAACAACGACTCACAAATACAAGAACAGATTGATAAAGAACAGACACGTATTGACACAGCATACGATCGTATTAATCCTGCAATTAAAGAACAGAATGATATAATTGCAAACGTAACACAATTATTCCAAAACGAATTAGATAAAATTGATGCAGACCTAGAAACACTTCAAGGTTATGTAGACAATGGCGAAGTTAAAAAAGCACAACAAATGATTGGTGCTAGTGCAGATGGTATCTTTGGTAAAAAGACAGCAGAAAAGATCGGCGACTGGAAAGACGAAAAGAAAGAAGAACGTGCAGAATGGGTAGTAAAGATTCAAGAAGCCGCAAGTTCGCCTACAGTAATAGCGGCACGTGAAGAAATTAAAAGATTAAGAACTGTTGCAGAAGATAACATTAAACAGTCAAACGAACTTATTAATAGACTAAGAAGTAAACTAGGAACAGACGATGTTAATCTTGATGAGTTACTAGATGAACAGTTTGAAAGAGTTCGCACAGCAAACGCAGAAATTGAAGTCCTAACTGATGAAAAGTTTGAACTAGAAGCAGAATACAGAAAACTAGAAGCAGAAGTAGGACCTATCAAATACATTGCTGAGTTTGTATACGGCGAAAGTGCTGATCGCAATATGTTGGAAGAAGCAGTACGTTGGGTTATTATTACAATTATATTTGTATTTGATCCACTTGCTGTACTATTACTTATAGCAAGTCAGTATACATTTGAATGGGGTAGAAAACGTAAGCCCGCACTTGATAACGATGAATGGAAAGACTACGAACGAATGAGAGCAGAAGTAATAGCTTCTAATGTTCCGCCATCGTTTGAACCAGAAAAAGAACCAGAACCAGAAGAGATTATAGGTGACACTGAGGATAAACTTCCTGAAGTAGAAGATCTAAAAGAAGTAGAAGTAGATCCAGAACCGAAAAAAAAAGATATAAAATTATCGGAAGAATCAGTAGAGGATCGTCAAAAGAAACTTGATGAACAAGATACACAAGATTGGGAAAATGCTAAACAAGCATGGAAAGACGAGAATCCTACATTAACTTTAAAGATATACAAACAATTATATCTGGAAGGTAAGATAGACGAGTTACCGTGGGAAAAACATTTTACTCCGCAAAAGTTTATGATTAAAGATAATAACAAACAAATCAAACTGGAAACAGAACCACAACAAGAACAACCATCCGAGGGCCAAGGATATATACAGAACGAAGAACAAAACTCTTCAGACAGTAAATGGAAAAACATCAGGCCCAAAGATGAGTGATATAACATTAGTTACACCACCAGACAAGTACTACACTAGCGAACCAAGTTTTCTTTTAGTGTATCCTAGTGAAGTTATTAAAGAACAGTTTAATGACTTTGTTCAGCAATATAACATTCCATTTGTAGTTTACCTATACGAACAGAAAGAACCCAATCATGAACCAGAATGGCTTATGGATACCTTTCATGCCGCGGACTATGTTATTATAGATATTGATAACTGTGACCCAAAAGTAAAAGATTTCACATCATATTTTATTTCCAAAAACAAAACTTTTTGGTTGACAAACAGTGGTGAAAACATGTATAATGTATTATCAAAGAATAGATTATATAATTTAGACTTTTTAACTGAAACAATCGGAGGACAGTTTGAGAAGAAACAATAGAAAAAACGACAACAGCCAATCATTTGGAAATGGTTTAACTGTTGAAGTAAGAAACGGCGATTTTAATAAAGCACTAAGAATTTTCAAAAAGAAAGTTATGGAGGCTGGAATTATTCAAGAAGTCCGTGACAGACAAGAATACACAAAGCCTAGCGAAAAACGTGCAAAAGCAAAAGCGGCGGGCAGAGCTCGTTGGATGAAGAAACAACGTCAAATGGAAATGGACGGTAAGTTACCTCCGTCACAGATTAAACGTAGGAAGTAGTCATGGCAATGCATACGGAACTATGGTTTCCGAGTGTTATCTGGAGCTCGATCATTCACGTAGTTAATAACGATGAACTTAAGAAGTTTGCGTATCAACGTAAGCAAACTGATAAAGGTAGGGTTATTAGTAATTACGGAGGTTGGCAAAGTAACGATATAAAGCCAGGCGAGTCTGATCAAATCGATCGTTTAGTAAAAACCCTCAATGAAGAAATGAAAACTTGTGCCACACAAGTTGGTTTAAAAGAATGTGAAATATATAACATTTGGATAAACATTAATCCTCCACACAGTTATAATCACTTACACAACCATGTAGGTAGTGTATTAAGTGGAGTATATTATGTTGATGCAGAGAATCAAGGTAATATACAATTTGAAAGAAACGATGGCGGCGAATATCATATCCCCTATGATATTGCACAAGAAACCTACTATACAAGTACAAGAGCAACATATGCCGCTAAGACTAATGCATTGTACATTTTTCCTGGATGGCTTAAACATAGTGTTCAAGGAAACATTGGAACAACTGACAGAATCAGTGTTTCATTTAACTACGGCGAAAAAAAGTAAAAAGGTAGAATAATGCGTATTGAACAAGATATAAAACTTGACTACAAAGATGTTCTGATTAGACCTAAACGATCCATACTAGGTAGTCGCAAGGAAGTAAACTTAGATCGTAAATTTACATATAGGAATTATAATCCAACATTTCCAGATAATTCCGCTGAATATCATTATAGTGGTATTCCAATTATTGCAAGTAACATGGATGGTGTCGGTACAATGGAAATGGCAGACACACTTGCACAACAAAACATCCTAACTTGTCTTGTTAAAACATATAGTGAGGACGAACTTGTAAATTACTTCAACGGTGACGTACTAGTTAATAACAACAGAGTAGAACGTACAGAGTATGTTGCTATGAGTATTGGCATTACAGATAATGATTATACTAAGTTCAAAGAAGTATACGAACAAGTTGGATATAAATTAAAGTATGTTTGCGTTGATGTAGCAAATGGCTACTCAGAAAGGTTTGCAACATTTGTAAGAGGGTTGCGTAATAATTATCCACATATTGTTATTATTGCAGGCAACGTAGTTACAGGAGAAATGACGGAGGAATTGATTCTTGCAGGAGCAGATATTGTTAAGGTTGGCATTGGTCCTGGTAGTGTTTGTACTACTCGGATACAAACTGGTGTGGGGTATCCGCAACTATCGGCGGTTATCGAATGCGCCGATGCGGCACACGGTCTCGGTGGTCATATTATCGCTGACGGCGGATGTACTTGCCCTGGCGATGTTGCCAAGGCTTTTGCCGGAGGCGCTGACTTTGTTATGCTGGGAGGTATGTTAGCAGGACACGATGAAGGCGGTGGTGAAGTAATTGTAAAGCAATTTGAAACAAACGAAATTATTCACACACAGAAAAAAATTGTACAAGAAAAATATGTACAGTTTTACGGAATGAGCTCAAATGCCGCAAACGAAAAACACTTTGGCGGATTAAAAGAATACCGTAGTAGCGAAGGACGAGAAGTATTGGTTCCTTATCGCGGCAAGGTAAAGCACACAATACAAGACCTATTAGGCGGTGTAAGAAGCACTTGTACCTATGCAGGTGCAATAGGACTTAAACAACTCAGTAAGTGTACTACATTTGTACGTTGCACTCAGCAGTTCAATGGGATTTACGCCAACAACGTAAATAGATAGTTGAAAGAGAGAATTCTTTTAACCTACATAATAAGAAATCAATCTTGTTATGCAATAAATTATAGGAGAAAATTACCTTGGAAAATATAAACTTGCTATACAAGGGGCAAGAATACCTATTGTTTATTGCGTTCATTATGATGATTGCTGGCTTGATAAAAGAAAAGAATTTGTTTGCAGGTGCATATGCCTACATTCAAAAAGTCTTTAAGTCAAAACGAGTAATTGTTGCACTAATGAGTGCATTTACAGGTATACTCCCCGTGTCGGGACGAGTTACAATCTCGGCTGGAATGCTAGATACTATCGCTCCTCCAAAAGGAACAAAAGGACGAGAAAAATTTGGCATCATCGACTATTTGTCGACACACCACTACTATGTGTGGTCACCACTGGAAAAGACTATTCTTATTCCGATGGCTGCATTTAGCATCACATACGGTGCTGTAGTATATTCACTACTGCCACTGTTAATCGTATCTTTAGGATTAGTGTTTGCATATATTATATTCTTTATCAAAGAAGACGATATTGATCTTAATATTCAAAAAACTCATTTTAAAGTTTCTAATGTTTTAAGAAATGTAGTACCTTTCTTATTTGCTATCGCACTAGCACTTAAACCAATTGCGGGCTTAGATCCGTGGTTAGTGTTTGGCGGGTTGTTATTCTATTACATGGTTTTAACTATGACATGGGATTACAAAAAGTTACTGAGCTATGTTGACTTTAGGTTAATTGCTTGGGTTGCTGTCATTATCATAATGGCCAACTTTGCAAGAGAATATACTGACGTTGTTAAAGCATACTTAGAAAACTCGGCGTTTGATATTAACACCACTAAGGGGTTTATTACTCTTAGTGCTATTGCATTTGGTTCAGCTTTTGCGTTTGGATCAAGCAGTAGGTTCGCGGCTATCACAACAATCTTATCATTAGTATACGGAGTTGAATACTTTGTATGGTTCTTTGCTTTAGATTATGCAGGATACTTAGTATCGCCTATGCATAAATGTATGGCAATTGGTAAGATGTATTTTGGTACACCGTGGCGTAAATACGCCAGTGCTCTTGGTGTCTGGATGCTACTATTAGTAGGTGCAGGTGGAGCAACCTTAATTTTATAAAAATTATGGGAACTAGTATTGGTAGCGTAGGTTCGCTACCAATTATTTTGACTAATTTTATTTTATAGGAGAAAAAAATGAAATTTATTATAACAGCATTTATGGCAAGCATTTTAATGTTTGCTGGCACAAGTAATGCAAGTGCAGATGATTTTGATTATACAGAAGTAAACACTTTCGTAACTAAAGACAATTGGACCTTTGGTGTAAGAGAGTATGCTGATAAAGATTACTCTCAGCGTATCTTAAGATATGACTTTGAAGGAAATCCATATCGTTTAGAGTATAGAAAAATTGATCGTGCAGGCGTAGGCGAAGATTGGATTCGTTTTCAAGTCAAGCAGATTAAAAATGGAGCGTTCTTTTACAACTCAAGATTTGAACATAGATCAAGAGAAGGTAGAGAAAACGTTATGCGTTATCGCCCACAGTTTGGTTTAGAAGCACAAGGACAGCCTAACTTATTGTTTGGTTCACCGTTCTTAATCTTTGAACCACATGTACAATATACGTATGAAGGTAGTAATTTAGATTACAGCCATTTACAAACGTTTATAGGTACAAAATACAAGTTTGGATCATTCTCAGTGTCGCCTTTTGTTGAAGTCGATTTTGACGATGATTTTAAGAAAGATACAGCATTCTTTGGGGTTGACTTTAAACTCAATCTATAGTATACTTGTATTATAAATGATAAATAAATGTGTAGGGAGATTGATTCTCCTTACATATTTTTAAATAAACTGAAACGCCGAAAGGGTTTCAATAGTTAACTTGCTTATTAAAGGAGGAAACATTATGACAAGACTAACTACCTTAGACATCCCATCACTACATAGAGCTACTATCGGCTTCGATAGAATTTTCAACGAGCTAGAACGCCAGTTTGAAAATAGCCCTAATAAGAATGGATATCCACCATACAACATTGCACAAATCAACGAAGATGAGTATATGATCTCATTGGCTGTTGCCGGCTTTGGTATGGATAATCTTTCAATTGAGAAGGATAACAAACTTTTAACAATTGAAGGTACGGCTCCTAAAGGAGATGAAGACGTTGATTACCTACATAAAGGTATTGGCGGACGCAACTTCCGTAGGGAGTTCACACTTGCTGATCACGTAGAAGTGAAAAGTGCAGGCCTTGAACTAGGTATGCTAAACATTCATCTAGTACGTGAAGTTCCAGAAGAACTACAGCCTAAGAAAATTAAGATCAATGAAGGTCTTACTATTGAAGGCGAAACAGGCAAGTAAATTGTCTAGGGGGAGTGGGAAACCCTCCCCCACTTAACGGAGAAAGAAATGAGCGAAGAAGTAATTTTAGATGTAAAGATAGATGAGAAATTATCTAAACAAATATCTGAGCCACCAAAGTTTAAAGTAGTATTACTAAATGATGATGTTACGCCTATTGATTGGGTAATAAAAGTTTTAGTAGAAATATTTAGACATTCAAACGAGAATGCTGAAAAAATAACATTAACCATTCATACCGATGGTTCAGGCGTTGCTGGCATATATACTTATGAAATAGCAGAACAGAAAGCACTTGAAGCACAAGACCAAAGTAGAAGTCAAGGCTTTCCATTACAAATTAAACTAGAGAAAGAGTAAATATGAGCCTAAAAGATCTTACATGGGAACACCATAAAGACGCAGAAAGACAAGAATTTGTAAAAGTTATGATGAGTGGTAAGATCAATCCAGAATTATACGCAATCTACTTATGGAATCAACATAAGAAGTATGACCTACTTGAAGCAATAGCAGGAGCAAATGGCGTATTAGACGACCTTCCAGGTATCAGACGTAAACAAGAAATTGAAAAAGATTTCTTTGAGTTGTGGACTAAGAAAGAAGAAGAGCCACCAATACTACCTAGTACAGAAAAATACATCGAACATATGCGTAGTATAATGGCTGACCCCGAAGCACTGATGGCACACATTTATACGTTACACATGGGCGACCTAAGTGGCGGACAAATGATTAAGAAACGTATTCCAGGCACGGGTAATATGTATAACTTCAAAGTTGACACACAAGAATTAAAAGAAGCCATACGTAGTAAAATTCATGACGGCATGGCAGACGAAGCAAAGTTTTGTTTCGAAACAGCAACCAACTTATTTAAAGAACTAATGGAGTTAGACATTGAGCGTTATATGGAACCGGTTAATTGAATGCCAAGATGAAATTATAAGCATCTTTGACAGTCGAGCAAAAGAAATAGAAGAACCAGGGTTATCACATTTTAATCAACCAGAGAATGGTTGGATTAATCGTGTGTGGGCAAATGATAGTGTTCGTAGAGCACATATTGATGTTGTAGATGCACGTGAGTCTAGAGGCTTATGGATGATGCATGTATGTTGTTTTCCAGTTCTTAACAATGATGCGCCAATATACGGCTTTGATGTTATTGCAGGCAAAAACAAAATGACCGGAGCCTTCCATGACTTTAGTCCTAGTTCTAATCCAGACCATCCTATGATTGATGGATACAGAGAAAGTGTTGAAGAATTTATTCCTAGCAAACAAAGACAACTACCCGAATGGGCAACAAATATTTTTACAGATAAAATGCTTGCCGCAGGCAATGTTAAAACAGAGGAAGAAGCAGTTGCTATTATTGACATTGCTATTGCTAATCTTAATGCTTGGTTTGACGAAGTACCATTATCCGACGGTGACGGTAATTGCGAGATAGTTGCAGCAAGTCAGAACTATTACTGTCATAACCAGCAACAAAATCCACATACGCCTAACGTTATGAAAACACTCGGTCTTGCAGAAGAAGATGTAGATAAGTTCTGCACAGACATGCTGTTTCCTAAAATAGTATAAATACTATTAATAATTTAGGAACAACTAATAATGCGTTATAGCGACTTTAAACTTATAGAATCAAAAAAATTAGACGAGTCGGCTAATGCCGGACTAGAAGCTCAACATGCAATGCATGATATTGATGCTATTAGCAATGCTGTTGCTACTATGGACCCAACAGTTAAGTCTAACGTAGTAAGTAATTTAACAAGTCTTGCTCAAAAGGTCAGAGACTTTGTTACTAAGAATATTAAGAAAACTCCAGAACCGCAAACAGAAGCATTAGGTAGTGAAGACCAAGAAGCAGAATCTGCATTACAAAGATTAAAAGCCGATATTGCTACTATTGAAGCAAGTGATATTGATGAAAACATAAAAGCATCTTTCTTAGCAAGTTTAAACGAAACATTAGACAAACTTACTAAAGCATCTGAAAACATAAAAACATCAAGAGACTCAGCACGTACTGAGCGTGACGAAGCAATTAACTTTGTTAAAGACGTTACAGGTGTATTAGTTACACTAGGTAACAAAGTACAAGGATATACAGCAGACTTAGACACAAGTAATATGACAGCAAGAGATAGAGCTTCATATA